ACCCTACAGCACCAACTGCAGGATTCAAGAGCATCACTATCACAGGCGGCACGGCCACGAACTGGTCACAGGACGGCGTGGCCTACGACGAACTGCGCGACCGCTACCTGATTTGGAGAGGCGGCGCAGCGGTCAAGGTTTTGACGCCGCCAGCCAGCGGCCCTGATACGAATGCATGGGTGCTATCTGACCTGACAACCGACAGTACCGCCGTAACGCCATCGGCCAGCGTCCCCAACGGCGTCTACGGCCGCTTCGCCATCTCTTCCAAATACGATTTTGCCGTGGGCGTTAATCGCCTGGATGAAAGACCGTTCGTTCTGCCGCTCTCTTGAAAGCCCGTAAATGACGCTCGCACTCAATACCAGTCACGCGCTTTACACGAACATCACCGACTTCATCGCGGTCGATGGCGGGGCGCTGAAAGACCTGAAAAACCCTTCACGAACTTTCGCGGTCAATGCCGCAGCATCGTTCGGAACTGGCGCGCTTGGTGCGCACCTCCGCACTACTTATGGCGGCTACACCGCCCAGGGTGCGTCGATCTCGCCGGCAATCAGCGCAGCGCTCATTTCTCAAGCCGTAACGGTCCTTGCGGTGTTCAACAACATCCCTGCGACGGGACAGGGTGGATACGTTTTTGGTTCGACCACCGGCAACACGTATCTGATGAACATCGATGTCGGGCCGGCAGGCGCTGGCCCTTCTACCGGGTACACCAACAGTGCCAACTACGACAGCACCGTGGTGCTCAACAACGGTCCGCACATGCTCGGCATCAGCAAAGCCGCAGGCGATACCCTCAATATGCAACTGGCCGTTGATGGCGTCTTCAAGACGACGCAGAACACAGGATACACATCGGACGGCGGCAGTTTCGACTACCTCGGCGGCTATCCGGGGCAGGGCTCGCTGGGCGCCGACTTCGTATATGTTGTTAAATTCAATAAGGTTCTGACTCAAGCGGAGCAGGCCGATCTCTACGCATCGCTCGGTGCGAACAACACCTTCGGGTTGCTGCTCCCGCCAGCGGTCGTGACGACGATTAACGCTACGGTCGGCAATGCAGCGGCGAGCAGCCCGAACGCGACGATCACCAGTTCCGGCCTGACGACGGTAGCGTGCGCGGTCGGTAACATTTCGGCCACATGTCCGGCCGCGTCTGTTGCAACACTGCTGATGACCGACTACATCATCAACAACACCGGCACGCGGCGCGCTGCGCAGGCCGTGAGCTATTCGTGGTTCCCGGGCGGCCGAATCGGCTCGTTTGTCGGCATCGCGCCACTCGAAGGCGCGGGTACCACCGATTCGAACGGCCGTCTAGTGCCCGGCATTACCCGCGCCACCGGAGTGCTGCTCACTTGCGTGCGCAACGCAGACGCAACCGCTGACGATGTCTACTACGAGGCTTTTGCGTGAGCCTTCGCAATCTTAATCAGCGCAAGTCGCGCGGTCGCATCCTCGGCACGCCACAGTCGGGCGTCCTCGGCTCGCTGATCCCATCGACCGGCGTCAACGGCCCAGGCTTCGCATATCCAAGCCTGGCGCTGCCGGCTGACGCCGCGAAGGAGATTTGCGGCTACATTACGACCTGGCCAAGCGCCGGCGTGCTCGACGCGGGTGAAAACACCGGCTTCACATTCAGCGGCGCGCCGGACGGCATTTACACGTTCCAGTTCCAGTTGCAGGCCGACGGCGTCGACCAGGGAGCGCCCAAGACCGCGACGATCAATCAATCGACGCCCGGTGTAACGGTATCGTGCTTGGTGGGCAACACTATTGCGGGAGGCCCAAACGCTACGGTCACACAGTCAGGCACCACGACTGTTAGCTGCCAAGTGGGCAATGCCACGGCAGCATGTCAGGGCGCCAGTGTTTCGCAGAATTCGATGACAACAATCTCCTGTCAACCCGGGAATGCTTCGGCAGTCTGTCCCAGCGCAGCCATTGTGCAAACCGGCCAGACGATCATCGCCTGCCGTGTCGGCAATGCGGCAGCCATCGGCTCAATTGCAACCGTTTCGGCAGGTTCGCTGATCAGCCCGATCCCGACCGATTACACGTTCAATGCCGGACATCAGCGCATCCGGCTGTACATCGGCCAGCAAGGCAACTTCACCCCGAAACGCGCCGCCGAGATCGAAATCTTCGGCGTCGACTTCTCGGATGAGTTGGCGCCAGGCGAGGCCATTGTGTCGGCAGCGTGGTCGGTGACGCCTGTCGACGGCGTTGACCCGGCCGCCAATGCGATGATCCAGGGCGGCGAGCAACTGATCGGCAGCATCTCGGCGCAGCGCATTGGTGGTGGGGTGCCTGGCGTTCGGTATGCGCCCATCTGCACGGCACAGACGAGCATGGGACAGACGATCGTACTCCCGGAGGTAAGTTTCGGCGAGTTGTACATTTCGGGGTAGATCGTGAATATCGATATCACGACCAACGGCGCCGATGTCATCGCCGATGTAAGGCGATTCGCCCGTGATGCCAGCAGCAAGGCAGTTGTACGCGCCCTGAATAAGACGGCAGCCCAGGCGCGCACAGAAGGAAGTAGGGCAGTCCGTAACGCAGGCTACAACATCAAGTCGAGCGCAATCAAGAAGTCCTTCTCGATCAAGCGTGCAACACCGAGCAACCTAGAGGTGAGACTGGTAGCCACTGGTCGACCCATCCCGCTGATCAACTACGGCGCACGCCCTACGAAACGCGGCGTGATGGTTACGGTCAAGGGCGGCCGCACGTTGTTCCGGCATGCGTTCATTGCCAAGATGAAGAATGGCCACAAGGGTGTGTTCGAACGCGTTGGCGCCGCACTGACTAAACAGAAGCGTGATGTGGGTGGTCGACTGCGGCGAATCAACACGCCGATCCAAGAGCTATATGGACCGTCGATACCGAACTCACTGGCCAACGGCGCTGTGACCGCGGCGCTGATGAGGAAGATCGAGCAGAAGTTCCCCGAGATCCTCGCGCATGAGCTCGACTGGCTGGAGCGGCAGGGCTGACGGCTGGCTGGGACGCCGAAGACCGAAGAGGTGTCGTATAAACGCAACGGGTCCCTCCTGGAGGGTCGTGTAGTGCGGGGACGAAGACTCGCGGGCTTCCGCTAGCTAAAAACTTTTCAAATCCGGGTAACAAATGGCGCTGATCAACCAGGCAGGCTTCGCGGAAATGCATGGCGTCAGTCGCAAAACCGTGACCGGTTGGAAAGCTCGCGGATGGCTCGTCCTGGAGGGGAAGCAGGTCGATATAGAGGCGTCGAACGCGCTGATGATTAAGCACCGGCCCGGCGGAATTCAAACTGTTACCGGAACGACAGCGGGTAACAGTTCGGGTAACACGGGTAACAGAGGTAGCGATTCTACCAAGGTAACAGTTTTCGCTGGCGAATCTGTCGAGCAGGCCGTGCGCCGGGTACTGGCATCCGGTGAAGTCGAGATGACATTCGACGAAGCCAGGCTGATGAAGGAGAAGTATCTCGGGCTGCTGAACCAGCTGGAATACGATCAAAAGTCCGGCTTGGTGGTACTGGCTTCGGCGGTGGCTCAGGCCGTCGGCGAGGAATACGCCAAGGTGCGCACGCGGCTGCTGTCGATACCGGCCGAGCATGCGCCACGGATACATCGACTCAAAACGGTAACCGAGGTGCAGGACGTGCTGCAGGAGCTGATCACGGAAGCACTCGAGGAACTGACCAAAGATGGAGACATCTAGCCGATACGCGCAAGGCCTGTTTGATTTTCGTCGCGAACTGAGAATTGCTCGGCTCAAGAGCTTGCAGCCGCCGCCGAAGTTGACCCTGAGTCAGTGGGCGGGTCGGTATGCGGTCCTGTCGAAAGAGACGAGCGCCCAGACCGGCCGCTTCCGGTCGTTCCCGTACCAAGACGGGATCATGGATGCGATCACAGACCCGACGGTCGACGTCGTCTCGGTGATGAAGTCGGCCCGGGTCGGCTATACCAAAATTCTTGACCATGCTGTCGGCTTCTATCTGCACCAGGATCCGTCACCAATCCTGGTGGTTCAGCCCAGGGTCGAGGATGCCGAGGACTACAGTAAGACGGAAATCGTGCCGATGCTGCGCGACACGCCAGTACTGGCCGAGCTCGCAGGCGACAGCAAGGCCAAGGACAGCAATCAGACGATCCTAAAGAAGGTTCTCAAGAACGGCTCGAGTATTACCTTTGTGGGGGCGAACAGCCCGGGTGGGTTTCGCCGGATAACCGCCCGCGTCATCCTGTTCGATGAGGTCGACGGCTACCCGACCGGCGGCGCCGGTTCTGAGGGGGACCAGATATCGCTGGGCGTGAAGCGCTCGGAAACCTTCTGGAACCGAAAAATTGTGATCGGCAGCACGCCGACGGTCAAAGGTTACTCGCGCATCGAGAAATCGTTCGACGAGGGCGACCAGCGCCAGTATCACGTTCCGTGCCCACACTGCGGCGAGATGCAAGTGCTGGAATGGGGTGGCCCGGATACGCCGCACGGCATGAAGTGGGACAAGGATGAAAACGGCGCCGGCATTCCGGAGTCGGTCTATTACGTCTGCAAAGTTACCGGCTGCATTATCAAGGATGAGGACAAGCCTGAGATGGTCTCCGGCGGCAGTTGGATTGCCGCGAAGCCCTTCAAGGGGCATGCGAGCTTTCACATCTGGGCTGGCTACTCGCTGTTCCCAAATGCCTCCTGGCGCAACCTGGTAGCCGAATGGCTGCGCGTCAAGGATGACCCGCTCCTGCGCCAGACCTTCATCAATTTGGTGCTGGGAGAAGCTTACGAGGACCGCGGCGACAAAGCACTGAGTGAAAACAGGCTCGCGGCGCGAGGCGAGGTCTGGGCTGCGGATGTACCTCATGGCGTGGCCGTGCTGACGGTCGGAGTCGATACTCAGGACGATCGCTTCGAAGCTGAGGTAACCGGTTGGGGTGCAAACGAGGAATCGTGGTCGATTGACTACGAAACCATCGAGGGCGATATGGAGACGCCTGACCCCTGGAATCGTCTGGATGCGTACTTGAAGCGCATCTGGCGTGGGGCGGACGGGCGCGGATTCGAAGTAATGGCGGTCTGCATGGACTCCGGCGGCCACCACACGCAGAAGGTCTACGATTTTTGCAAAGAGCGGCTTGGGCGGCGTATTTGGGCCATCAAGGGCGAGTCTGCCATTGGTGGCAAGCGCTCGCCAGTGTGGCCGGCGAAGAAGCCGAGCCGGCGTACAAAGTCGACATTCCGCCCAATCATCCTGGGCGTGAATGCGGCGAAGGACTCGGTACGATCGAGGCTGCATATCGATAAGCCGGGCCCTGGATATATGCACTTCCCGGCCGACCGAGACATCAACTATTACGCGCAATTAACGTCGGAGCGCTCCGTACGCAAAGTTTCTGGCGGTCAGACCTACCGGGTGTGGGAACTGCCATCGGGGCGTGCAAACGAGGCGCTGGACTGCAGGGTTTACTCCTACGCGGCGCTTTGCGGGCTTCTGCACTTCGGGTTACGTCTGAACCGGCGTGCTGAGGTCATCGCTGAGCCATATGTGCCGCCGGAGGGCGAAGAGGTAGAGCAGGTCGATGCGACACCCGGCTCGCCGGCGGTCGTGAAATCAATCAAGAAATCGCTGGCCGAACGGCTGGCATGAGGAAAATCATGGGCATTCTTAAAGTGGGCGCAGTGACGTTCGAACACGCGCACGACTTCGGCGGCGAGGTCGACATCGAGCGCGGCGGGATGTCGGTGAAGGTTCCCATGACGGCCCTGCAGGCGATCGTCGCCGAGCGCGTGCGTGCCCAAATGATCGCGAACATCGAGGGTCTCAAGACGCACGAGATCCTCGCCTTGGCCGCTTCGAAGAAATAAGACGATGTCCAACTACGACCCGACGACGAGCGACCTGGCGTTGATCCCCGTTGCCATGTTGCAGCAATGGCAAATGGAGGCGCAACTCGCCCTCCATAAACTGAGCTCTGGCCAGCAGGGCGAAGCGTATGCATACACCCAAGGCGACGGATCGAAATCAGTAACCTACACGCGCGCAAATATGGGCGACCTGCGTGCATGGCTGGCCAAGTTGAATGCGCAACTAGGTCTTGGTACCGGCCGCCGTCCAATGCGAGTGAGGTTCTGATGATTGTCGATACGTCCGGCAGGCCCCTGACCCCGCAAACTGCGAACCGCGGCGCCTCAGCCTCGTTGAGTGAAAGCGGGTTGAGTGTTTTTCCATACGACGCCGCGCAATGGCAGACCCAGGAAATGGGAGACTGGCTCCCGTCGATTCGCTCCCCCGACTCGGAGATCAATCAGTTCCGCGACCGCATGGTGGCGCGCTCGCGCGACCTGGTCCGCAACGACGGCTGGGCCGCTGGCGGCATCACCAGAATTCTGGACAACACTGTTGGCGCCTCGATGCGCCTGTCGGCCAATCCGGACTACCGCGCTCTCGCTGCCATGACTGGCAATAAGGGGTTCGATGCGGTCTGGGCGGAGGAATTCCGCAGGACCGCTGAATCGCTCTGGCGCGGGTATGCCGACGACATCGGCCGGTACAACGACGTGTCGCGCCAGCTGACTATCTCCCAGCAGATGCGCCTGGCACTGCGTCACAAGCTGGTCGATGGCGACTCGCTGATGGTGGCGTACTGGATGCCTGAGCGTGTCGGCCGTGGCCGCGCGCGGTACGCCACCTCATTTTTGGTGGTCGACCCTGACCGATTGTCGAATCCGTATCAGATGATGGACACGAAGCACCTGCGTGCCGGTGTCGAAATCGACGACCACGGCGTGCCGGTCGCCTACCACATCCGGAAGGCCGAACAAAACGACTGGTATAACGCGATGGAGTCGATGGTATGGGAACGCACGGAGCGCGAAGACCCTGACGGCTGGATGCGTGTTATTCATGATTTTGAGCGCGACCGCGCTGGTCAGAATCGTGGCGTCGGTATCTTTACGCCGGTCCTTGCCCGCTTCAAGATGCTGGCTCGCTACTACGGCGTCGAACTGCAGGCCGCCACCATCGCGGCAACGTTCGGCACCTACGTGACCAGCCCATACGATCCGGCGCTCGTGCAGGATGCGCTTGACGGCGACTCAGAGCTGAACAACTACCAGCAGCTACGCGCAGACTGGTCGAAGGATCGTCCGGCCATGCTTGCCGGCGCCCGCGTGCCGACCCTGGCGCCCGGCGAATCTATCACCTCCGTCGGCGCCGAACACCCGCACGCAGGCTTTTCCGCCTTCGCGCAAGAAATGCTGCGCACGTTCGCCGCGGCGGCCGGTATTTCAGCCGAACAGGTCACGCAAGACTGGTCGAAGACGAATTATTCCAGCGCGCGCGCCGCGCTGCTCGAGTCGTGGAAAACGCTTACGCGCCGCAATACCGAGTTCAAAATCGGTAGCGCGACACCAATGTATTCCAGCTGGCTTCACGAAGCGATGGACAACGGCGACTTGCCGCTGCCGGCCGGCGCACCAGACTTCATCGAAGCACGCACGGCGTATTCGCGTTGCGACTGGCTCGGCGTCGCTCGCGGCTGGGTCGACCCGGTTAAGGAAAAGCAGGGCGCAATCTTGGGCATGGACGCCGGGCTGTCGACCCTGCAGCGCGAATGCGCCGAGCAGGGCCTTGATTACGAAGAAATCATCGAGCAGCGAGCGCGCGAGGTCGAATTATTCAAGGAAAAGGGGCTTCCGCCGCCTAACTGGTATGGCAATGACGCCACCGAAGCCGCAAAACCCAAGGAAGAAGAGCAAGCACAATGAACAATCTACCATTCCTAGCGCAGCGGCTGTTCAACACGCCCCTCGCCATCACGCCTGGCAAGGCGGAAATGGTCATGGCAGCACTGGCCGACCGCTTCGGCATTGGGCAAATTTTTCGCGCGAACGGCCAAATGGTGCCGACGGCTTACGACGAGCACGAGTTCGATGGTGATTTTAGCGGTCCGAAGGACTCCGGCCGCGGTTACGAGGTTATCCAGGGCATCGCCATCCTCCCGGTGCAAGGCACGCTGGTGCAGAAGCTAGGCACCATGCGTCCGTATTCTGGCATGACAGGTTACGACGGAATTCGCGCCAATCTCAGCATGGCGCTGGAAGATAAGTCGGTGCGCGCCATCGTGTTTGATATCGACAGCCCTGGCGGCGAGGTGTCCGGGTGTTTCGACCTGACCGACGCTATTTACAGCGCTCGGGGCACGAAGCCAATGTGGTCAATCTTGACCGAGTCCGCATACTCCGCCGCTTATGCGATTGCCAGTGCGACCGACAAAATCATCGTCCCGCGCACGGGTGGCACCGGCAGCGTCGGCACCATCTGTATGCACGTCGATTTTTCGAAGGCCCTCAGCGCCGCCGGCGTCGCGGTCACCATGATTCACTTCGGCGCGCGCAAGGCAGATGGCCATTCCGAATTGCCGCTGTCAAAAGAGGCATTCGACCGTTTCCAGGCGGATATCAACGCCATGGGCGAGTTGTTCGTTGATACCGTCGCGCGAAACCGTGGCATCAAAGCCGCTACGGTGCGCGGCACGCAGGCCACCACCTATTTAGGCGCCCAAGGCGTCGAAATTGGCTTCGCTGACGCCGTCATGGCGCCGGACGAGGCTTTCCGTTCCCTGCTCGCAGAGTTGGGCTAGTAGTCACTTCACCAAAGGAAAAAATATGACTTTACGTAGCAAAGTGGCGAACGCCCTGAGCTTCGCCCACCTGGCGGGCATTGGTTCGCAAGCCCGTGCCGAGGAGGATGACAAAAAAGACGACAAGGACACGGCCAAAAAAGCCAAAGCCGAAGACGAGGACAAAAAAGACCAGGATCACGAAGACGGCGACGCCAAGGGCGCTCGCGCCGAGGAAGATGACAAGGACGACGACGGCAAAGACAAAGCTGAAGACGACGATCTCGACGACAAAGACGACGATAAAAAGTCGAAAAAGGCGAAAGCTGACGACGATAGCGACGACGACAGCGAAATGCGCGGCAACAGTGCGGCCGCCGCCGCCCGCCGCCGTGAGCGTGCCCGCTGCGCCGCAATTTTCGCGTCGAAGTTCGCCGCCAAGAACCCTGCCCTGGCCGCCAATCTGGCGTTTAATACCGCGCTAGGCCGTGCGGAAGCATTGGCGGTTCTCGAAAGCACGCCAGTTGCATCAAGCGGCTACCCCGACCGTCAGGCACGTAACCCAGGCCTCGGCGCCGGCGGTACCACCAGCATGAGCTCCTCGCAGGCGACGTCGTCAAGCTGGGACCGGGCTTTTGCCCAAGCAAATCCGCGTCGCGGCCAATCGAAGTAATCCCCACGTAAAAGGAACTAGCAATCATGGGCAATCCAACTGTCACTCCCCTGTATGAGCAGCTCCACGACGGCGGGTTCGTCGTCAGCGAGGCAAACGGCCACATTTCGCGCGATACCGTCACACTGACTGGCGCCGTCAAGCTGCTGGCCGGAACCGTCCTGGGCAAGATCACCGCCTCGGGCAAATACGTCATCCTGGCCCCCGGTGCATCCGATGGCTCGCAACTCGCCGCAGCGATTCTCTGGGGTGCGCGCGATGTAACTACCGCCGACAAGCAGGGCGTCGTCATGGCGCGCATGTGCGAGGTCAATGCCTCCGAGTTGATTTGGCCGGCAGGCATCACCGGCCCGCAGACAATCGCAGCAACCACTCAGCTCGCCGCGCAAACCATCATCCTGCGCTAAACGCCACCCACACCAATAAGGCCGCCCACGGGCGGTTTTTTTACGTCCAAAGGAATAGAAATGGCTGACATTCTCAATATCTTCGCGCAAGACCCGTTCTCGGCGATCGCGCTGACCGACGCCGTACAGCGCAACCCGTTCCAGCCTGTCGGTCTGGGCCAGATGAACATTTTCGACCCGAACCCGATCCGTACCAAGGCCCTTGCGGTCGAGGAGCGCACCGGTCAGTTGACCTTGATTCCTTACTCGCAGCGCGGCGCGGAAGGCACCCAACGCACGACCGAAAAGCGCAAAATGCGCTACTTCGAAGTGCCTCGGCTGATGCACGACGACACCGTCTATGCGGAAGAGGTGCAGGGCATCCGTGAATTTGGCCAGGAATCGGTGCTGATGCAGGTGGAAACCGAAGTGGCTCGCCGCCTGAGTGGACCGACAGGCTTGCTGGCCAGCGTCGAGTACACGAAGGAATACTTGCGCCTCGCCGCCGTGCAGGGGATGGTGCTCGATCCGAAAGACGGCTCCGTGATGTACAACTGGTTCGACGAGTTCGGCATCACCCAGGCGGCCGAGATCGCATTCAATCTCGCAGCTGGCACTCCGAATACGCTGCGTCCGTTGTGCAACGCGCTGACTCGGTCCATGGCGCGCAAAGCGCAAGGCGCCTTCACGCCAACCACCAAAGTTGTCGCGCTGTGCGGCGACAGCTTCTACGATCTGTTCACGAATCATCCGGACGTGATCCGCACGTTTGTCAACTGGTCCGACGCGACCGCGCTGCGCGATAATTCCCAAGGCGCCGCGTTCAGCTCGTTCGAGTTCGGGGGTATCGTTTGGGTCAACTACCGCGGCTCGGATGACAATTCCACCGTGAAGATCGCCGACGACAAGGTCAAGTTCTTCCCGATGGGTGCCCCCGGTATTTTCCGTGAGGCAAATGCACCTGGCGAAACGGTCGACTGGGTCAATACCCCTGGCAAGCCGGTATACGTGCTGCCGATCTTCGATACCGCACGCCGTATGTGGTGGAAGATGGAGGCCTACGCCTACCCGCTGTTCGTCTGCACCCGCCCTGAGGTGCTGTTGAGCGGTCGCGCAGGCAGCTGACCGTGATCGACTGGGATGCGGCTGTGCTCGGGCCTCTCAATGGCGTGTTCGGGGAGTCGGCATGGTACATGCCGGCCACGACCAGGCCACTTCCAATCACCGGCATTTTTGATGAAGCTTACCGCGACATCGATCTTGCCGGGGGAATGGGAGTGTCGACCACACAGCCCGTCCTAGGCGTTCAGCTTTCGCAATTTCCGGAATTACCTGAACAGGGAGATCGACTGACGATCGCGCGCACCAAAGAGACGTTTATTGTCAAAGAGGTGCGCCCTGATGGCCATGGCGCCGCCAAACTCATGCTCAACCTGGACTGCTGATGGCCGATCAAGCGATAACCGCGCGGAGGCAAGTGCGACTGGCTGTGCTAAAGGCACTGCAAGGCGCTCGAATCGGCGCGATGATCGACTCGCCGGGCGACTGGGAGACGCCGTCGACGAAGCTGCCGGCCATCCTGATGCGCGCGCCGAGCGACCGCAAAGAGGGTCTCGCACCAGGCCAGATCAGCTTTACCACTGCCGTCTCTATCGAACTGGAGGCGCGAGTCGAGGCAAGTACAGCCATGGCGGCACAGGATGCATTGGAAGCGCTCTGCTACTCGATCGAATGTGCGGTACTGACGAATTACGACGTCATTGGCATCGTTCAGCGGGTCATGTCGGTCGACACCCTGACGGACATCACAGCGGATGGGCGCCGTCACCTTGGTGGCGCACAAATGACCTTCATTTTTGAGGTCGTCGAAGTATTTGACCCGGTCGAACAGTCGCCGATCCAGCCTGTCGCCTCGGATTTGCAGAATTTAAAGCTGCACAACGACATGATTGGCACCTTCGATCCGACCGGGACTTATTCCAACTTGCCATTCCCAGATTCAATCGCACCAGCGCCTCGGACCGCTGGTCCCGACGGGCGTGACGAGGGCGCGCTCGATATCACTTTGCCTCAATAAGGACTACACCATGAACGTAAAACCAGCGCCGGGACTCACGATCCGTGATCCGGATTTGCTCGACTATCTTCCGCAGGATGGGCGCGATGTCCCGGATAGCGACTACTGGATCCGGCGACTGCGCGATGGCGACGTAGTGCCTGTCCAATCCCAACCACAAACTGACCGGAGCGAAGCATGATCCCGTTTAAACAAATCCCCGGCAATATCCGGGTTCCGTTGTTCTACGCCGAGGTCGATAATTCCCAGGCGAACAGCGCAACACTGAGCCAGCGCGCCCTAATTATTGGCCAGGTGACCGCTGCCGCGATCACCGCCGGAACCGTGCCGAACGTGCCAGTCATTTCGCAAGGCGTGAGCGACGCCGTCGCAGTCGGCGGGGCGGGGTCCATGCTGCACCTGATGACGCAGACGTACCGCAACAATGATACCTTTGGCGAGGTCTGGTACCTGCCATTGGCCGACGATCCTGGCGCCACGGCAGCCGCTGGCACTGTCGCTGTCACCGCCGTGCCGTCGGCGAATGGTACCCTGTATCTATATATCGGCGGAGTGCGCATCGCCCAGCCCGTGCTGGCTACCCAGACGACCGCGCAAATCGCCGCAGCGCTCGCAGCCACGATCGCCGCAACACCGAATTTGCCTGTCACCGCTTCGGCGACGACCAACACTGTAACGCTGACTGCGCTTAACAAGGGTCCGGCCGGCAACGACATCGATTTACGCCTGAACTACCAGGGCACCCGCGGCGGCGAAGTGATGCCAGCGGGCATGGCGGTGACCGTCACGCCAATGGCATCGGGCGCCACGGCGCCTTCGTTGACGACCGCGCTAGGCAACCTGTCGAGCCTTCCTTTCGACTTCATCGTCAGCCCATACACCGATGCGACCAGCCTCGACGCGCTCAAGGCGCTGCTGAACGATTCGACGGGCCGCTGGTCCTGGACGACGCAGCTTTACGGACACTATTTTGCAGCCTATCGTGGCACGCTTGGCGCCCAGACCACCTTCGGAGTCACCCGAAACGACCAACATGGCTCGATCATGGGCTTCAATGACTCCCCGACGCCCAATTGGCTGTGGGCCGCCGCCCTGGCCGGGGCTGCCGCGACAAGCCTGCGCGCAGATCCGGCCACCCCCCTGCAAACAGTTGCCATTCAGGGCGTGTTGGCGCCTCCATTGCAATCGCGCTTCCTGCTGACCGATCGGAACACGATGCTGTACGACGGCATGAGCACCTTCTTCGTCGGCGACGACGGCACCGTGTTCATCGAAAATCTGATCACTACCTACCAGAAAAACGCATTCGGAGCGCCGGACAGCAGCTACCTCGAGATCGAAACAATGTTCACGCTGGCGTACGTCCTGCGCGCGCTGAAGGCAGTCGTCACGAGCAAATATGCGCGCGTGAAGTTGGCCGCCAACGGCACGCGCTTCGCGGCAGGCTCGAATGTGGTCACGCCAAACGTCATCCGAGCCGATCTGATCGCGCAGTACCGTCAACTGGAATCGCAAGGCCTAGTGCAAAACGGCGACGCCTTCAAGGCGGCCCTGGTCGTGCAGCAGAACGCGACCAACCCAAACCGGATCGACGTGCTCTACCCGAGCACGCTGATTAACCAGCTACGCGTATTCGCGCTGCTGGCCCAGTTCCGCCTGCAGTAATTCCGATCGATCAAATCAAGGCCGCCTTCGGGCGGATTTTCAATTTTAAGGAGCCGAAATGGCAGATACAACCAATCGCCTTGCCGGGGTTGCTTACCTCTCCGTCGATGGGCAAAGCTATATGCTGGCTGGCGAGGTCTCGTACAGCGTCTCGCGCGTCAAGCGCGAATCTCTCTCGGGCCCAAGCGGTGTCCAGGGGTATTCGGAAATGCCGATCCCTGGATCGATTTCCGGTCAGTTTCGTGATGCCGGCGGGCTGACGGTGGCGAAATTCAACGCCATGACCAACGTCAGCGTGACAGTCGAGTTGGCAAACGGGAAAACCATCGTTGGCCGCAACATGTGGACCGTCGACTCGCAAGAGGTCAAATCGGGCGAGGCAACTTTCGACGTCAAGTTCGAAGGCTTTTCGGTGGAGGAGGCGTGATGAGCGAAGTTGAAAAAATCATCGTGCTGCGCACGCCGGTGGTGTTGGGTGATCGCACCTATGCAGAACTGGTACTGCGCGAGCCGACTGCTGGGGAGTTGTCGAAAGCGTCTGCTTACGGCGCAGGCAACACTATCGCCGAGGGGATTTCGCTGATCTCGCAAATTGCCGAGATTCCACTCGTCGTTGTCAGCAAACTCGGACGGCGCGACTTTACGGAGGCCAACAATTTTTTGGCCGATTACGATCCGGATGGCCAGACAACTGGCGAGATGTCGTCGCAGAGCTGACTTTCTTTTACCGATGGGGGCCCCGTGAAGCATGGGGGCTTCCATGGGGCGGCGAAGGCGGCTTATCTTGGTGGAATGATCAGGCGGTGCGGATCAATGAGCAGATGAGCAAAGGCGCGTAATGGCAAAAGACTTCAAGATTGTAATCTCGGCAACCGACAAGGCTACAGCGTCGATCAAGAGAATCAACAAGTCCATGGAGGGTCTTGCTCGCCCCGTTGAAAACGTCAAAAAAATTGGTGCGGAAATCGCGAAAAATCCAGTTGCCAAAGGCGTGAAGGTAATCGGGAAAGCGGTTTCTGGCGTCGTTTCGAGTTTGGCAAAAGTTGCGGCGCCGATGCTCGGTATTACTGGGATTGGCGTCATTGCAGGCCTAGCTAACGCTACAACCCAATGGGCGCGGCTTGGACTTGAAATTAAGAACACCGCAGGCTCGCTCGGGTCGACTACGAGCGGTCTGCAGACCATGCGTGGGGCCGCCAAGATGGTCGGCCTGTCGGGTGAGCAAATGACCGGCGGCCTCGAATCGATCCGCCAGTCCATGCAGGATGCGAAGTGGGGTAGAAATCCAGCCCTTCTAACGTTGATGAGCAAGATTGGAATCTCGTTCCGCACGACCAAAGATGGGTCGATCGATGCGATTGAAAGCTTGAAGGATGTCGCCGATGCGATCGCCAGGACCAAGGACGTAGGCGCGCAGCACACCATTGCGCAGGCGTTCGGCCTTGAGGCATTGCTCCCCTTGCTGATCAAGGGAAAAAAGGGAATTGAGGAATATCAGAAAAGCATCGAGGATCTTGGCGGGGTGATGAGCCCAGAACAGATCGAAAGGGCGGCTAAATTTACCGGCTCGCTCAATAAATTGAGCGACGCGGCGAGTGGCGTCAAGAATGCCATAGGCGATAAGCTGATCCCGTCGCTGCAGCCCATTATCGACGGCGTGACCGAATATTTATCGAAAAATAAAGATCGGATCGCAAACGTCGTCGCCGGCATTACGGCGGACTTTATCGGCGGACCTGCCGATAAGAAGCCGCAGCATGAGGTAAGTGGAATAATTAAACCAGTTGGGGGCGCTTCGCCGCCTCAGCCGGTAGCGAGCAAAATTAAGTCACCCGAGCCGCCTGCTCCGCAGACAGGTGACAGTAAGATCAAGCCAATCGGGCTGGCTGTGCCGCAAGCGCCAGTCGATAAGTCAAAGCCGGTAGCGCCACAGCTACCGCCTCTGGGAATTCGCAGCAACAATCCGCTTAACCTGATGCCTGGCGGCCGTGAGGCTGTGTATCCGAGCGTCGATGCAGGGATCATTGCGGCAATACAGAACCTGCAAGGGAAAAAGTACTTCGGCGGCGGCAACGACACCGTCGCTGGAATCGTGAACACATGGTCACCACCCAACGCCCCTGGCAACAGCTCGGCAAAAAATGCGAATTACATCAGCGCCGTCACAAAGGCGGTGGGACCAGGTCATCTGGACGGTAACGACCCAAAGGTCATTGCAAAACTAATATCGGCAATGGCGGTGCAGGAAAACGGCACCGGAACATTCGACAAAGCAAAAATGGACGATACAATTCAGCGCGTGGTGGTCGAGTTCAAAAACGCACCTCCCGGCATGACTGCGACAACTCGCACGTCAAGCGGTGCCGCAGCCCCCGTTAGAATCGCCAGTGCTATGCCTGCGATGGGCGCCCCATGAGCCTCGATAGCGCGCTGGGCGGCCTGGGCTCGCTCACCAACGAGATTCAAAACAGGCTCGGCACTGTCACGCGTATCGGCGCTGACCTTGGCCTTGGTGGCGTCGGTGGCTCGGGTGCGATGTGGATGGACCAACTGCGCTCAGCGTCTTATCGCGGCGTTCCATTCGGCATGCTCGGCGGGGAAGGGCAGTTTGGGCGCCGTAATGTCGTTCATGAGTATCCTTTCCGCGATACGGTCTGGGTCGAGGATCTCGGCCGTGCAGCCAGGCGGATCAATGTGACGGGCTTTCTCGTCGGCGACGATTGCATCGCTCAGCGAGATCGGATGATTTCCGTGTGCGAGCAGGACGGGGATGCAATTTTGATTCACCCAACCTATGGTGAGATGACAGTTAGCCTGCTCGGCTCGTTGACAGTGACTGAGCGGTGGGATAAAGGGCGCATGTTTGAAATTGGGTTCGTCTTCATCGAATCCGGGCAGCGTGAGTTCCCAAATGCAGACTCATCGACGACTGACGCCGTCAATGCTGCGGCTGATGGCGCCGATCTCGCAGCAGCCGGCGACTTCACTGCGCGCGCGGTAGCGGCTCTCAAAAGCGGTTCCGCAGTAGTAAATCAGGCTGTTTCGACCACACAAACGTGGACAAGGAGCGCTCAGCGCTTGGCTAATGACGCAACCAATCTCACGAACATGGTGGGATCCCTCGGCGGCAATTTTGGTCGGATCGTCGGCGGTAGCAATGTCGGCGGCCTGACGCGCGCAGCATCAAGCCGCGGCGCTGCGACGGTCACCGGCCTGATCGCCCTGGGGTCCGTGTCGAGAACGAATGTGTCAAGCGCCGTGTCGTCGCTCAGCTCGGCTGTGTCGGGGCTGGGCCTATGAGCACGCCGAACGATGTTGCCGTGGCAGTCCAAGCGCTGGCGGCTGCAGTGGCTGCCAGCGCCACAAACCCCGCCGACGCCATCCGAGTCTTAATGGCACTCTCCGCGACCCCGATTACGAATGCAACACCGTCATCGGCGACTGGCTTGGCCATGGCATCGATGCAGACGGCTGCAATCGACGTCATGCGCCGGGCTGCGGTGGTGGCGATAGCGCGCGCTTCCGCGATTTACCAGCCATCTTCGGTGATTGATGCCGCAGCGATCCGCGCCACAGTATGTGCTGCACTTGATGCCGAGATATTACTCGCCGGCGACCAGCACGACGATGCGACATATTCCGCTATGCGTGCTTTGCGTGCAGCGGTGTCGGCCGACCTGACAAGGAGGGGCGCTGGGCTACCTACCGTTGCAGTTGTTTCTAGCGCCACCGCAATGCCAGCGCTCGCACTGGCCCAAAGAATATACCGGGATGCATCGAAAAGCGATGGGCTGCTGGCCCAGGCTGCAGCTATTCACCCGGCGTTTATGCCGACAAGATTCAAGGCCCTGTCAAAATGACCGAAGACCTCACCCTGATTGTTGGCGGCTACCAGCTCTCTGGTTGGTCGAGCGTGCGCGTAACTCGAGGAATTGAGCGAGTTCCCGGCGATTTTGAAATTGAGATGACCGAGCTTTATCCCGATGAGATCGATGCATTCGTTGTCAATTCGGGCGATTCCTGTGTCGTGAAGCTGGGCGATGACGTCGTCTTAACGGGATATGTCGACCGCGTTTCGCCAATGATTGATAGAAACCAGCATTCGATTATGGTCTGCGGCCGCGGGAAATGTGCCGACTTGGTCGATTGTTCTGCAGAGTGGCCGGGTGGTCAGATATCCGGCTCCTCGGTACTCGACATCGCATCTAAGCTTGCCGAGCCCTACGGCGTATTTTCCGATGGCCGGCCTGACGATAAGATCACGGTTAGCTCGAATGTGACGGAAAAGAGCCCGACCATTCCCGTCCAGAACCTGATTCTTGGCGAGACGCCGTTTAGCATCATCGAGCGACTCTGCCGGTTCGCGGCCCTTTTGGCGTACGAGGAAGCGGACGGCAATCTCTTGCTTACCCGTGTCGGCACCGAGGAAGCTGCCAGCGGCCTCGAGCAGGGCAAGAATGTGCAGCGCGCGCGGATCGAATACTCGATGGATCAGCGTTTTTCAGAGGTCTACGGCTTCATTCAATCTTTTGATACCTTTCTAGATGTCGGCGACGGCGGCAACCTGCAGGCGACTGCGAACGACCCAAACGTCATTCGCCACAGGCGTCGCGCTGTCATCGCAGAAGCGGGAGATAGTCTGGGTTTCGACGTACTTCATAAGCGCGTCAATTGGGAGGTCGCACGTCGACTTGGTAGGTCGAACGCCCTGCATGTGACCGTGGATAATTGGCGCGATTCCGCTGGCACCCTTTGGACCCCGAACACCCTGGTGCCGATCTCGCTGTCGGCGCTGAAACTCGCATCCGAGAAGTGGTTGATCAGTGAAGTGACATACAGCCGAAACATGTCCGGCGGCACGACGGCGGATCTAGTTCTCATGCCTCCTGATGCGTTCTTGCCTCAGCCGGTTGTACTGCTGCCCGGCTTCGCGGATGTTCAACCCCGGGGAGCCACATGATCGAATCTATCGAACGGCTTTATCAAAGACTGCTGCACGTCGTCGGCCGGGGGCGCATCACGACCGGCAACGATTCAGGCAACGTCCAAGTGCAGCAGGTTCAGCTAGGCATGGATGAAATCAAGGACGGCATCCCGCGTCTCGCCGAGTTCGGATTTACCTCAATGCCACCAGTTGGAGCTGATGCTGTCATCCTGTTCATCGGTGGCGATCGGTCGAACGCAGCGATCATCGCTACTGGCCACCAGCAGTCGCGCCCGAAAAACCTGAAGTCCGGCGAGGTCATGATCTACAGCCAGGACGGGAAGTCGATCTATTTGAGCGCAGCCGGCGGTGTCATCGTCGAAGCAAATGGTGAGCCCATCACCGTAAATAACGCGACAAGCGTCACGATCAACGCGGCGACAAAGGTGCGCATGGTAACGCCACTTCTCGAGGTTACCGGCGACATCATCGACAACGTTGGGTCAAACGCTCATACGGTCGCACAGATGCGCGCCATTTACGATACGCACACCCACCCTGTTCGCAATATCTCAACAGGATCGTCCAGTGTGACCACTGACATTTCTAGCCAAATCCAATGAGCGACATTTCGATAACTTGGTCGCCAGCGGTCAGCCGTGGCGACTGGGCCCTGCTGGGCAGCCAACTTGCAACTGGTAACGATTTGGCGACTGCCGTGCTGCTGAGCCTATTCACCGACCGTGTCGCTAACCCGGACGACATCATCCCGGATGGAACGAATAATCCACGGGGCTGGTGGGGCGACGATCCGAAAAGTCCCGTCGGTTCGCGCCTTTGGTTGCTGAATCGCTCCAAACAGACGACTGAGACGCTGTCCAGGGCCAAGAATTATATCTCTGAGGCGCTGAAATGGCTGATCGATGATGGCGTTGTGGCGCGGTTCGATATCACTACCGAGTGGACAAGGCCAGGCCAACTAGGCGCGCGGGTCATTGCCTACGAGGCAAGCGGCGCTGTGATTGCACTCAATTCCTCTTCCGTGTGGGCCGCGATCGAATCACCTGGCGCCGCAACTCCACAGGGCTTAAACGTTACTTTCTTCGGGTCCTAATATGCCATTTTCTCGACCGACCCTATCAGATCTTCGGAGTCAGGTCGCGCAGGATATCGCATCTGCGCTACCGGGCGCTGATGCACTGCTGCGCAATTCAAACCTCAATATCATGGGCACCGCTCAGGCTGGCCTCGCCAATTTGCACTATGGCTATCTCGACTGGATCGCAAAGCAAGCGGTGCCGTTCACTGCGACCGATGAGTTCCTCGAGGGGTGGGCCGGTCTTATTGGAATTACCAGAATCGCAGCGACTTCTGCCAGTGGCATGGTGACTTTTACTGGCACTCCAGGCGCAAGGATTCCCTCCTTGTCCAAGTTAATCAGGGGCGACGGCGCGACCTTTACCACACAGGCTTCTGCCACGATTGGAGGCGGCGGAACCGCAAGCACAAGCGTCGCGGCCGATCCAGACCCAACTGGACGATTCGGTGCATTTGGCAACGCCGCCTTGAATTCTGTGTTGACGTTGGGGTCACCCGTCTCCGGCGTTCAGTCAAATTGCGTCGTGACCACAGCGCTCGTGGGCGGGGCGGACCTCGAAGGTAATGCGGCACTACGTACGCGAATGCTGTTCGCCTATCAAAACCAACCTCAGGGCGGGGCGAAAGCAGACTATGTACGTTGGGCGCTGCAGGTTCCTGGAGTTACCCGGGCATGGTGCGTGCCCAATGGTTTTGGCGCCGGTACGGTAACTATTTACCCAATGTTCGACGTTTCTCGTTCGGCGCAGAGTGGATTCCCGCAGGGCGTGAACGGTGTCGCGGCTATCGAGCCGAGAGGAGCCGTCGCCGCGGGAGACCAGCTACTTGTCGCAAATTACCTCGTCCCACTGCAACCCGTTACCGCCTTGGTCTATGTTGTCGCGCCAGTTGCTAATCCGATTGCGTTCTCTATCAGCGGCATTCCCAGTGCAGCGCGCACAGGGGTGGCTGGGGCTATCGCTGGCGTTTTTGCGCTTGACGGCGCGCCAGGAGGATCGATCCCTATCGCACACGTATGGTCAGCAATATCGGCGGTATCTGGGGTCAATGATTTCATCATCACGTCACCGACAGCGGATATCGGCAACAGTGCCGGTCAATTGCCTACGGTCGGCACTATCACTTATTCCTGACGATGACAGCCCCCTTATATTCGCAAGCTGATTACCTAGCTGCGGTGCAGGCTCTTTTGCCAAGTGGTCGTGTGTGGCCTCGAGAGGTTGACGCAATCCAGTCAAAAGTACTCTCCGGACTAGTCGCGATTTACGCTAGAAACAATTCCCGTGCGAACGATGTAATCGACGAGGCCTTGCCTACAACGACTTTTCAGCTTCTCCCTGAATGGGAGGCAACGATGGGTCTGCCCGACCCATGTGCGGGCGCCAGCGCTACGGTACAGGGGCGGCGCGCGCAGGTGGTGGCGCGCTTCGCAAGCATCGGCGGGCAGTCGGCCGGGTACATGATCGCGTTCGCGAAGAACCTTGGTTACACCATCACGGTTAAGCAATACATGCCGGCACGCGCGGGGCAGTCGCGTGTCGGCCAGCCGCTTTGCGGCACGACCTGGGCACATGCATGGAGCATCGGGACATCGCTTAATACAGTCGTTCGCTCTAGGGTCGGGGCTGCGGCTGTAGGCGAGCCACTTGCTACTTGGGGCAACGCCGTTCTGGAATGTGAATTACGTGCGATTGCACCATCTCACACCTTGCTGTTTTTCACCTACTCGTAAAGGAACAACATGTTTCGAATTGATGACCCGTCGGCGGCGGCATCGTTGCCGACACCCGAGGCCGCAGGCGCGGAAGGATTTTGGACCGAGGGCAACCCGGCAACTGGGGTGCCGGCGACGCTTGAGCGTGCTTCTTGGTTCAATATGATTCAGGAGGAATTGCGTGCCCTTGTGGTGGCGGGTGGCCTGACACCGTCAAAGACCAATTACGGGCAAATCCTGGCGGCGCTCAAGGCACTGTACGGCAATGGCAGAGTTGGGCACGTATTCACAAGCAACGACTGGGTGCCGTTACCGGGAGGCCTAATCCTTCAATGGTGCACGGCCAATACTGACGGCAGTGGAAACGTCACGTTCAATTTCCCCATCGCTTTCCCTAATGGCATGCTTCGGGATATCCCGTACGCACAAAATTGCATGTTGGCTGCAGCCTATAGTCTGTCTAACGCGGGATTATCGTATCCGGTAAAAAACGGTGCAGGTACCGCCGGATCGGGTACGTGCGGACTAATCGTGATCGGATATTAAAGATGAACACTCGCTACTCCAAATCCACGGGCACTTTCTATCCACTGGATCTCGACTATGGAAGCAACCTTCCAGCCGATGTTATCGAAGTTTCTCTAGAAGATTTCGGAGCTGCCATGGCTCGCCCAACCGGGCACACCTTTGATTTTGTGGACGGCCACTTGGTCATCACCGCGCCGCATCCTTTAACGCTCGACCAGGTCAAGGCGGTCAAGCTTAGTGAACTGGCTGTCGCTTTCACGCAGCGCATTTCCGTCATCCGCGCCGGCTACCCCGATGACGAGATCACGAGCTGGCCGGAGCAGAAGGTCGAGGCAACAGCGTTCACCGCTGACGCTTCGGCAAATGTGCCCCTGCTATCGCACATGGCGGCGGCGCGCGGCATCACTGTAGCCGACCTGGCTTCGCGCGTGCTGGCCAATGCTTCTGCCTGGGCGACCATGAGCGGCGGTCTGATCGGGAAGCGCCAGAAATACGAAGATGCAGTAAATGCGGCTGCTGATGCCGCGTCAGTCGCCGCAATCGCATGGGTTGACTAGATTTTCCCGCCAGTACCCGCACCACCCGCAGCCGCCCACGAGGCGGCTTTTTCTTGCCCGAGCCGTTAAGCGGCCAACCTGAAAGAAACCATGACCGCAATCTCCGCCCAAACCCAAATTGCCCTGCTGATCGAGGGCCAGAAAGCGCTCTTGCGCGAACTCGAAGAAGTGAAGGAGGCGGATATTTTGGCACGAGCCGCACAGAACGCGAGGATCGCTGCCCTAGAAGATGAGCGCAATAAGGCGTTGAGATGGGGCGTGCTGACCCTTGGCTCCGCGGTGGTCAGCTTGGTCATCTGGATCGGCAACAAGGTAATTGGGGGGCATATCCAATGACTCCGCACAAATGGTCGATGTCGTTTTACGTGATGGTGCGCGTGTTGCTTGTGGTGGCCATCGCTGCGGTCTTCGTCGGGATCAAGTATCCAACAACGGTCCATCGTGGCGAAACGGGCGCAACCGGTGCTCAGGGGGCGAGTGGACAAGTTGGTGCCGACGGCGCGAAGGGTAGGGCGGGCGATACCGGCCAGCGCGGGAGGGATGGTGAGAAGGGCAATACCGGCGCGACTGGCGCCAAAGGATCTTTTTGGAGCGCCAAATGACCCCTCAAGACTTCCTCGACCAGCTCGTGCCGGCGGCGCAAGCCTGCCAGCGCGCCAGTGGCATCCCGGCCAGTTTCACGCTTGCGCAGGCCGCGCTCGAGTCGAGCTGGGGCGCGAAGGCGCCCGGCAACAACCTTTTCGGCATCAAGGCCGACGCCAGCTGGACCGGGCCCGTCACCGCGTTCAACACGCACGAAGTCATCAGGGGCGTTTCCTTCCCGATGGTGTGCAAGTTCCGCGCCTACCGCACGTGGGGTGAATGCCTGGCCGACCGTGCTGAGTTCTTCCGGCGCAATCCCAGGTACGCGGCCTGCTTCAAGGAGACGACGGGGCACGGCTGGGCTCGCGCGGTAGCTGCGGCCGGCTACGCCACGGATCCGCATTACGCCGATTCTCTCATTGCTGTCATGGACGGCCGGAACATGACCCGCTTCGACACCTTGCCGGCATAGGAGCCCCAAATGCAAGACGCCTACATCAAGCTTTTCATCGGCATGACGCTGTTCGCCACCTGGATTTCTCTCGTCGTCTTCCAGGTGCCGCACGTCGACGACATCATTACGGCCATCAAACTTGCGCTCCTTGGCCTGGGCGCTTACCACCTCGACCGGAGTTCCCCCCAATGAAACGATTCCTACCCCTGATCCTCGCGCTGGCGATGACCGGCTGCGCTACGTCGCAGTCGACCAAAGCCGCTTACGTGCAAACCTGTGCCGGCTATGGCCTGGCGTTCAATGCCGCCCTGCAGCTGCGCCAAGCGGGCAAGCTGACCCCGGCGGAGATCGACCAGATCACGATGCTCGATGCGCAGGTGACGCCGATCTGCACCGGCCCGCTGCCAGCCGACCCGACTGCCGCGACCGCCCAGGTGACGGCTGCCGTCACGACCCTGACCATGATCGAAACCATCAAGAAAGTGAGCGCCAAATGAACACCGTCACCGATACCGCGCTGGCCACCGCCGAAGCCATGGCCCCGGCCCTGATTGCTGCGGCAGTCGTCGCCAATCCGCAAGCAGCCTCGGTTGCCCAGATGGCGCCGATCATGCTGCAGCTGATGCAGACCGCCACCCAGTTGCACGGCGTGGGCGCCATGACCGACGACCAGCTGGCTGCGCTGTTCGCGAACGTCGGCGCCGGCGTGGCTGCGACGCACGCGACCTGGTCAGCGATGAATGTGCAGGCTGCGGCGCCCGTGGCCGTTGCTCCTGCGCCGGTCGCTGTGGCCGTCGAAACCGGGGTGTAAGCCATGTTCATCGGCAACCTCGTCGCTAAACTAGTCGCCGATGACGAGT